CTGGACAATCATATATCTCCTCAAAAGTTCCTGCACTTGCAGGTGCAACATCCCTCGTGCTTACTTTAAATGTATTTGCCATCCCTTTTTCCTTTTATATAATTATACTCGGTTTTACTAGATTTGTCAAGTAAAATCAACCGAGGGCAATCGCTAATGCAGTTGGGTCATCTGTTGTAAACCCTGCACTAGATAAATATGTCTTAACATCTGTCAATGCCACTTGCTTCATTGTACCATTATCATTTGTTACCACTCTATCTGCGTCAGCTAATGTTGTAGAAGAAGCAGATGTATCACCATCCATGATGTTTAATTCTGTTGCTGTTGAAGTCACACCATCAAGAATATTTAGTTCAGCAGTAGTTGATGTTACACCATCTAAGATATTCAACTCGGTTGCTGTAGATGTAACACCATCAAGTATGTTAAGTTCCGCAGCAGTTGAGGTAACATTTGTACCCCCTATATCAAGTGTAGTTACAGATATCTCTCCTGCAACTGTTGCTATACCATCTGCTAATGTTATTAAATCTGTGTCATCTGTATGACCTATTGTAGTGCCATTGACTACTACATTGTCAACAGTTAGTGTTGTTAGTGTACCTAGTGATGTTATATTAGACTGAGCAGCACCTGTAACTGTAGCAGCAGTACCACTTGTGTTACCTGTCACGTTACCTGTTACATTACCTTCAATGTTAGCGACTATTGTA